TCTAAGGTATTTAAGAGAGCGACAACATATACAGTTAATCAATCCAATAAAACCCAGTCAGGCACTGGATTAATGAAGTTAAATGATGGATTAACATACAGTACAACTTATGGTAATAGAGTTCAAGACAAAAGAATATCTTTGGGACTTTGTGACGTTGCATATGTTCTTGCTGTATTAGAGTCATCCACAACATCAGATCCACAATTCCCAGTTCTTCAACTTACTAATTTAAACTCTAATATTTTAAATGCCTTACAGGGTGAAGCTATAATTGGTAAGACCTCTGGTGCTTCTGCTATTTTTGTTTCTACAAATGGTAGTAACGAGGTAGATTTTGTTTATCAAAATGAGAATACTTTCATAGTTGGTGAGGAAGTTACTTTTGAAGAAACAAATGTACAAGGTATAGTTCAAACTTTCATTCCTGGCGACAGAGATATCAGAAACAACTTTACATTTGATCCAGGCCAAAGATTAGATTATGTTGATTTCTCTGCTATCGAAAGAAAACAAGGCACAGAAGCACCTACTAGAAGATTGACTGTGGTTTATAATCACTTTGTTATTGATTCTTCAGATCCAGGCGATTTCGTAACTGTAAACTCCTATGATTCTTCTGTATACTCAGATTCTCTACCTGTTATTGGAGGAAGATATGCCTCAGATGTTATTGACCTAAGGCCAAGAGTTGTTGGATCAGTTGCTGGTAGAGCTCCTTGGGAGTTTAGTGCAAGACAATTTGTGGCTGGCTCATCATCTTCATCTCATATTGTTGCAAAAGATAAATCTTTTAATCTTACATATGAATACTATCTTGGAAGAATTGATAAGTTATTCTTGAGTAAAGAAGGCATCTTTACATTATCTCAGGGTGTGCCATCTGATTTACCAAAATTACCAAACACTATTGATAATGCGTTAGAAGTTGCCACAATTCAACTTCCTCCATATGTCTACGATACTAAAGAAATTAATTTAACTCTTGCTAAGTATAAGAGATATCGAATGAAGGATATCAACGTACTTGAGAATAGATTGAAGAACGTTGAATATTATAGTTCACTATCTCTCCTTGAGGTAGAAACAGGTTCCATGTCACTTAAAGATCCACAGACTAATCTTGATAGATTCAAGTCTGGTTTCTTTGTGGATAATTTTAAATCCGTCTCTGGTGGTGATGTAACTAATAGACAGTATAAGGCATCAATAGATGCAGTAGACGGTAGGTTAAGACCACAACATTACACAACATCTATTGACTTGTTACTTGGAACAGAGGCCATAGTTGGTGCTGCGACATCTTCAAATCCATCAGCTGATTTTAGATATGCTGAGGATCTTGGTGATACAAATGTTAAAAGAATTGGTGATGTTGTATGTTTAAATTATGATGATACGGTTTACTTAGAAAACAAGTTTGCAACTCGTATCGTAAACGTAAACCCATTTGCTGTTGTAAACTGGATTGGTCAAGTTGAACTGAACCCTGCCACTGATACATGGATTGAGACTAGAAGAACTGCTGCTACCTACGATATAGAAGGTAGTTTCAATTCTACTATGGGAATCACTGGCGCTGATAGTAATACTGGTCTTTCACCTGTTGATTGGGGATCATGGGAAACCACTTGGACAGGATCCAGTTCAACTTTAGGGCCAACACTCTACAGTGATACTAAGACTACTCTTACAGGCACTTCTACAAAACGAGGTAAGTTTGTTAAAATGCGTGGTATTCCAATCACCACAACCAAGAACTTCCAAGATGCTAAGACTGAATTTAAAGAAGAAACAACTACAACTACTACCAATCAAACTAGACAAGGTATTCAGTTCCGTGTTGGTGAAAGATTTGACACTACAAGTTTAGGTGATAAAGTTGTAAACACAGAAGTCATCGCTACAATGCGATCAAGAAACATTGAATTTGTATGTAGAAGACTCAAGCCAAATACAAGATTGTATCCATTCTTCGATAATATTGACATGCAGAAGTATGTCGTACCAAAACTTATCGAAATTACAATGGTTAGTGGCACTTTTGGTGCTGGTGAAATTGTAGAGGGAAGTCGTCCTAATTCAAATAATGATGCAATTAGATTCAGACTTGCAAATCAGAATCACAAATATGGGCCATATAATAATCCATCACAAACTTATAAACAAAACCCATATGATCCAGCATCTAGTATTTCATCCACATACTCATCAACCACTACAATATTAAACGTTGATACTGCTGCACTAGAACTTCAAGCTGCTTCTGGTTTCTACGGATACATCACTACTGGTATGAAATTGATTGGTCAATCTAGTGGTGCCATTGCGACTGTATCTGCAATAAGATTGATTACTGATAAGGCAGGATCTCTACTTGGATCACTATTCCTACCTGATCCTACAGTCCCCTCTGCGCCTTCATTCAGCACTGGTACTAAGACATTTACATTATCAACAAGTTCCACTAACTCAACTATATCTGGATTTACAGATAGTTCTGGAGAGGCAACCTTTACATCATCTGGTACATTACAAACTGTAGAGGCATCTACCTTGAGAATGAGAAATGCAGATGTTCAAAGAATACCTCAGTCTGATGACAGAACTCTCTCAGACACAAGCACAAGATTGACTGTAGGTACAACATTTACAAACAGATCTACAACTCAGACTAGATGGGTTGACCCTCTTGCACAATCATTTGAGGTTCCTGATATTAATGGTGTATTCCTTACCAAGTGTGACGTTTACTTCCAAGCAAAAGATACAAATCAACTACCAGTTACTTTACAGGTAAGAACATTGAAGATTGGTTTACCAACTCAAGAAATCTTGCCGTTTGGTGAGTGTATTCTTGATCCAGACGAAGTAGTTGTTTCTGATGATGCTTCTGCTAAAACAACATTTACATTCCCTGCGCCTGTTTACTGTGAAGGTGGAGGTGAATTTGCCTTGGTTCTTCTATCTGCATCTAATGAATATTTTGTTCACATCTCCAGAATGGGAGAAGAAGATATAACCACTGTCAACTCGGCAGATTCTGAGAAGATTATTGTATCTCAACAACCTTTACTTGGTTCATTGTTTAAATCACAGAACGGTGCTACATGGGATCCTAGTCAGTTAGAAGATTTGAAATTTGAGTTATACAGAGCAAACTTTACACAATCAGAAGGTAGAGTTAACTTCTATAACCCAGATCTTGATATTGGAAATAGACAGATTGTTTCTCTTGCACCTAACCCAATAGACATGCTTTCTAAGAGTGCTGTTGTTGGATTAGGAAAGAGTTTGACATCAGCAGAACAAGCTGGATTGACAGAAGGAACTACAATATATCAACAAGCCAATCCAAACTTTAGTGCAAACTTAATTAAAACTCTTGGTGCTATAGGTGTTGGTAGTGATCTTGTTATCACTAATGCTGGTAGTGGTTTTGCTGCAACATCTGTTGTTTATTCTGGTGTTCCTCTTATATCTCAGTTTGGTAGAGGATCTGGCGCCACAGTTGATCTTCATGTTAATAATAGAGTTGCTGTCGCAGCAACAGTTTCTATTGGTGGAACTGGATATTCTACTGGAGATGTACTAACAGTAGATGCCTCCAACACAGGCGGATTTGGTAAAGATTTGAGATTATCAATTCCTAACAATGTTGGTGTTATTAGTGCTTTCAATACTTTGATTATTGATAACATTCAAGGTATACCAAAAGTAGATTCATCTTCCTCTATCGTGTATGTCGGTGGTGGTGGAACCAGTGTTGTAAATGGAGGTTCTATTAACTTCCTTAATAATATTACTGATGGTTTACATTTCCGTGTAAGACATTCTAATCACGGCATGTACTCTCCGTTAGATTTAGTTACACTTTCTGGAATCGAACCTGATGTTAAACCAGAGAAGATTACATCTACAATAGATTCATCTAGCACCGAGGATATTACAGTATCTTCCATTGGAATATTTACTTCATTTGAAAATCTTGAAGTTAATAACTCAAACCCAGGCTATGTTAAGATTGGAAATGAGATCCTCAAATATACTGGTGTAACAACCACAACTTCAACCTTGAATAATATTACAAGGTCTATGGATGAAACCAAGGCGGGTGACTATAATATCAACGATAAAGTATTCAAGTATGAACTAAATGGCGTATCTCTTAGAAGAATCAACTCATCCCACAAATTTATAGATAGTGATTTGTCAATTTATCCAATAGATGTTGATCATTATTGGGTCAAGGTAGGTGTTTCAAGCCGCGGAGTAGATAGATCTACTGGAAATGCTAGTGGATTCCCCGAATTGTTCTTCAATGAGAATAAGTCTGGTGGTAGTTACGATCAACAATATGTTCAAGTTGGCGTTCCATATGGGCCAATGGCAACTCAGAACATACCTTTCAATATTGTTAGACCTAATGTAGCAACTTTACTTCCAGAGGGAACTGACATAAGTGCAAGGATTAGGACTTTCAGTGGAAATAGTCCTGACGGAAACTTAGAAGCGTTCGTGGATCAGGGATACGAGCCTATATCATTGGCAAATAATAATTACCTAAGCACTCCAAGAATTGTTGCTTCCAAACAAAATGAACTTGATAAGTTAGTTGCCTTTGAGGGTAGAAAATCATTTACATTACAGACATTCTTAAGTACAGAAGATTCTAAAGTAAGTCCTATGATTGACTTAGATAGAGTCAACATGATTACTGTTATGGATAGAATCAACTCTAAGATTACAGATTACGCATCAGATCCTAGAGTCAATTCTATTGATCAAGATCCAAGTGCTTGTATATACTTGTCTAAAATTGTAACTCTTGAAAAGGCTGCTGATGGATTGAAAGTCATGTTTGATGCATACAGGCATGCTACAAATGATATCAGAGTTTTATACAGAATATTCAGAATTGATGCTCCACCAGAATATCAGTTATTTGAATTGTTCCCTGGCTTTGATAACTTAGATGTTGATGGTAGAGTTATAGATCCAGCAAAGAATAATGGTAGACCTGATAGAAGAATATTATCCTCTTCTACTGAGAGAGATTATAAAGAGTATGAGTTCAATGCTTCTAATCTACCACAGTTCAATGGATTCCAGATTAAGATTGTAATGTCAGGAACTAACTTTGCTTATGTTCCAAAAATCCGTGATTTAAGAGCTATTGCATCTATCTAATGAATAAAGTAAAGGTAAAAGATAGTGGATCTCTTTACAGAGACGAGGAATCAGGAGCAATATTAAATTGTTCAGACTCCGAATACAATAATTATCTAAAATTGAAACAGCAAAAATTGAAAGAAGTAAGTGAGATGGATAAACTAAAGGATGATGTTGATGAACTTAAGGATATGATGAAACTAATTTTAAGTAAATTAGATAAATAACTAAAACCCTCCTCTTGACAGATGACAGCAAGAAACATAAATTTAGTTTTAGATCAGGGTGTAGACTTTGAAGCAACTTTCACTATCAGAAATGAAGATGCAAGTTCTTTAAATTTGACTGGCTACACTGGAGAAGCTAAGATAAGGAAACACCCTGCTGCCACAAAATATAATTCTTTTATCGTTTCTTTTCCTAATAGAGTGAATGGACAGATAAAAGTTGCATTGGCCAGCACAACAACAACCACCATAGAAGGTGGAAGGTATGTGTATGATCTGGTTTTAACTTCGCCTAATGCGTATAAAACTAGGCCAATACAAGGAAATGTCCTCGTAATTCCAGGCGTAACGTAATGGCAGATTATCTAGTAACGTTAAACGAACCTGGCAAGTATAATGTCGGTGTAGACTACGAAATTCCCTCAAAGTCTATTCAATATGGTAATATCATTATTGGAAAGTCACCAGCACAAGATGGGACTGAAACCACATTTAACTTGAGTGATCAGGGAGCTCCTTATAATCCTAACAACAGTCAACAACTCATTGTTACAAAAAATGGTCTTTTCTTAGATCCTTCTAATGATTATACCATTTCTGGAGACAAAGTTATTTTTACAACTCCTCCAGCAGTAAATGATGATATAGTGATGATTGCTCTTGCCGCAGCCGCAGACTTAACAAGAACTGTCAATTACGTCATTGATAGCGGCAGTCTTCCAATGCAACCTGGCGACAAAGGTAAACTTACCATAGATGTCACTGGTGTCATTGAGAATATTAGAGTGTTGAGTGATCAGACTGGTGATATTGTTTTTGATATATCTAAATGTTCCTTCGCAGATTATCCTAATTTTACTAGTATGACTGCTGGACAAAGAGTTCAATTAACTAATTCTAATAAATACTTTGATGATGTCCTAAATAATTGGACGACTACGATAAATGCTGGAGATATTCTGAATTTTAACGTAGTAAGTGTGAATAATATTAGAAGGTTACTAATCTCTCTAAAATTAAAATTATAAATAAAGATAGTTCTTAGTTCAACTAGACCCCTAGAGGTAGTTTTTCAATGGCATTACTCGTTCCTAATATTGGTGAAATTGAGT